CGGCAGTCTTAGCAAAAGCCCCAAGCTTATCTAAACCAGACTCAGCATCCTTAAGACCTTTAGTGTCAGTCTTATAGGTAATCGGAAAGATAATATCTTTCATCACTTCTCCAAATTCAAAGCAGTTACAACATTTTCAAGAATACGCATACCGCGCCTACGCACATCATCCTTTTGAGAATTAAAATACTTCCAACCATAACGACCACCACGACCAGGCATAGGGCTACGACGATTCAGCCGGTCAATCAAATATGCACCCTGCCCCATTAAGCGGTGAGTCTTATATTCGCCCAATGGCCCACGATAAGAACGCGCATAACCACCGATACGAGCAACACCGCGCATACCAGCCATTTCAGCAATCTTAGAACCTACCTTATTAGTAGGGATAACAGCCTTAATAGCAACAAGAGTTTTAGCTCTAACCCCCGTAGAAATAGCAATACTGACTTTAGGCTTCTGATACGAAGTACGCCCATTACCATTCATGCCAGAAAGCTCACCACTCTCAGGCCAAGCAGACTCAATTCCTGAAGCAAGCCCACGAAGCTCACTACGAATATCACGCCTCAAAGCAGTTACAAGCTTAGGATCAATCTCCTTAAGCTCAGCAATGGCGCGACGAACAGCAGAACCATCAACCGTAGCTTTCACAACCATAACCAAACTCCTTAGAGAATAGTCTACCGTGAACGAGCGTTAGCTTTAGCAACAAGATAACGTTGCAGAGTCCACAACATACGGTCATCAAGAAGCAACAGCTCACGAGGGCTTATGCCTGTTTCTACTGCAAGCTGAGCAATCTCCCAATGTTTAGAAGATTCACCCAGCCCTTTTATTTTGGGGAATCGCCAACCCCAACAGTATCAACTGTTGCAGCCCAAGCCTCAAAGTCTAGGCTAGTTTCATTCAGGCGAGTTTGTACCTGCCAAGCCAGCCAGTAAATGTGAGTCAGTTTAGCTTCACTAGCAATCTTGCTAAGCGAAATGTCGAAGTGTGACTCGAACTTAATTTGGTCGATGGCTACCGCCGAAACATCAGCGGTAGAACCATCAACGAAATTAATTTGTAGGTTAATTGCACTCATGGTTATACAGTACCGCGAGTAATTCCTGCAGTGCCAGCAGCGTTCCAGCTAACAGACAGGGTAGCCAAGTCACCTACGTTAGAAGCAAATGGGCTGTACTGAGAAACCAGGAACACACCAGTGTAAGAAGGGTTAGTAGCAGAAACTGAACCGCTGGTAGGAGTTACAACAACAGTTGCAAACGATCCAAGCAGAGGGAACAGAGTAGCGTCAACAGCCGATGCACCGAAGTCTTGGTGGAAGTCCAGAGAAACAGAACCATCCTTCAAACCACCAATACGGGTACGGAAGGTACGACCAAACGAGGTGGTGTCCTGCTCCTCAGAAGTGATGTCAAGAGTACAGGCAGCAAGCATGGAGCTGAAGTCAGTACCGTTGATAGTGATTTTGTAGTCAGTGGCTACGAATTTTGCCATTAGATTTCCTTAGTTTGCGTAAACCTGAATTGAAAAGTCTGCCGCTAAATAAGTGGCGTCATTCAATGATACCGCACCTACGTTAGACATTTCACTAACTCGTACATCATAGGCTGAACCGCCTAAAGTTTTATCTGATTCTGCAGCAACTTTAAATGAGCCGTCACCGGTAGAAATCAGTGAGTCGAGTCTGCGCTGTGCTTCACGCTCAGACGCACGCCCAACAATTACAGACACCACAAAGTTGTACTGAACTAGACCGCCATGAAACGCGCCATCATAAGTCACGTTAGACAAGCTAATAACAGCGATAGGTGGAGAAGGGTTGTCAGGGATAGTTTCTGCCACACGCAAACCGCGAATAGTGGCTAAGTTTGCACCCAGCCCTGCACGAATAGCGGAAATGCTCACGCGCCAACCAACTTCTTAAATGGCATTAGCAAAGCTTCAACGTCGGGATCAACACGGCCAACACGCATAACACCAATGTCACCAAAACCTGCAACGCCCAGGGGAGAATCGTAACGCTTGAACTGTCGCATAGCGAGAAGAATAGTTGCCTGCTTTACCGCTGTAGGAACTGAAGCCCAACCAAACACGCCAACAATCTGTACACCAGCAAAGTTACTGTAAGTGCCTGTTACAGACCAGATGGGAAACAGATAATCCCCTACAGCCCTGATGCGCGTGTAAGGCTGTGTAAGCCCTGCTACAACGCCATTCAGAGGCTCTAGCTGGAAGTCACTCGTAGCCCAAGTAGTGTCATAAGTTACGCCATCATCAGAAGTCTTAAGAGTGGTGACAGAAATAATGTCATCAGTCTCAGTAACGAAAGAATCAGTCGAGTTGAATACTCGAGTACCGCTAGTGCTGTAGAACGCACGTTGACAGTAGCCGTCAATCTCGCGTGAAGCAGCCTCGATAGAAAGCTCGATAAGTGAATCGTCTACAGCGTCAGTGATACGCAACGCCGACTTTACATCTGCAAGTGTGCAGTACCCGTTAGAAATCGCCATAGTAACAGTTTACCGCTAATCCCAAGTATTTCTGCGACGAATATCAAGCGACCAACCGCCATCATCCATAACACCAGCATCAGCACGCTCATTAAACACAACCTGATTAGCACTAAAGGTTTTATCATTAACACCTTTAAAACCAGAGTTCAGAGTTGAGCTGTTGTCATGCTGAACATGAATAGGCAGAACTTCTTTCTTTACGCCTGCCTGATCAATGCGACGTTCCCAATCGTTATCTTCAAAATATGCAGGATGGAACAGTTCACAAGCCAACCCAGCCTTCTGAACAACAGTCTGCCCCACAGAGAAACACGCCCACTTAGGAGCAACGTCAAAGAACTGAATAGCCTCAGAGTCAACCAAGCCTGCATACTGCTCAAGCGCACCAGCAGGAAACACTACATCATCAGAAACCATCAACCATTGAGAATCAAAAGGGAAACACTTGATACCCAAATTCCATGACCCAGCCACGCCCATATTAGCTGGCATAGTCAACACAGTAAGTTCTTTAATTTCAGCCGGTAACTTCAACTGGTCAATCATGTTGCCATTATCAATAATGAGAACATGGCCCACAGGATAGTCAATGCTTGAGAGCATACGCTGCAACAGGTCATAACGAGTCAATGTTGGAACGATTAGGTTAGGAATCAATTTGTTCTTCTTTCCAAGTGCCTTTAAATTTAGTGATAAAAGTATTCTCTAACACTAGGTTATCTCTACCGTTATGACTTTGTACAAACCCTGTCGCATCCCTCACATCAGGAAAGAGTACCGGCACGCCACCAGCAGCCTCAACATATTGACTGCACCACTCAATCTCAAGCCGTACAGCATCACGTTTAGAAGCCACCGTGGGCACGCCAACCCGTTCCAAAACTGAACGCTCATACACACCAGCAAAACAGCCATAAGGTGCAGGGTCATCAAACAAAGCAACAGAACCAGGAAAAGACTCGAGCAAGTCAAAGAAGCCCTGATCCTTCACCACAAAACTATCCTGCAGAAACAGAAAGCGGTCAGCCGTAGTGTTATCTAAAACCCACCCAATCTTGGCTAACTCAAAACCATAATTGACTACAGCAATATGTTCACGCTCGATAGAAGCTGAAGCATCTGCAAGCCACTGTTCACGACCAGGACTAGAGCCGACTACGACTAGCAAGACGTTCCTTCAAAACAGTTGTAGAAATGTGTTCCGTATAAGGGATATACATTAAAGAAATGTTGTGACTGTCAAGCCAATCCTGAGTAAAGCCCATCTGTGCGTGATAGTCCTTCCTAGCCCAGTCAGAACCTATAGCAATAACGTCAGGACTGACATTGAGAATTGCTAGTTTAGAATCAGCTCCACCCTCATTAGGCACAACATCAGAAACATACCGGCACGCCAACAAAACTTCTGCACGCTCAGCATAAGAACATATAGGCGCGTTGCCTTTATATTTCGCAATAAAATCATCAGTGTTTAGCGAAACAACTACATCGCCAAACTGTGAACATTGAGCCAAGAAATTAACGTGCCCTGCATGGAACAAATCAAACGTGCCACCAGTATAAATAATCAACTGTAGAACTCCCTCAAGAAAGGCATCCAGTATTCTTGCCACACAACATCAGCGTCAAACTCTTGCGCGAAATCTATGCTTGCGTGCGATATTCCACGAGGCTGATCGTAAGCAAAGTTTAAAGCCTGCACGATAGAACCGATATTAGGAATGTGATAGAACGATGCTTGTGGTTCATCCCAGAAAGGTTGCCCGTCGACAAGGAAAGAATCAGGCCCTGCAAGGTCAGGTGACGCTGCCCAGTTAGAAACAATCACAGGCGTACCGCAAGCCTGAAACTCCACAGCCGGAATACCGAAACCTTCACCGTAAGAAACTTGCAACCCAACATCACTAGCAGTCATAACGCCTGCAAGAAACTCTGCAGGATAACCAACACGATTAACATCAGTATTTAATATACGCACATATTCTTCAGTAAGCCCCACTGCACGCAACACTTGAGGAATGTTGAAACCGCCAAATACAGGTGAAGGTTCAGTGTGCAAATACAGGTAAGCGTCAGGATGTGTCTGTCTGAAAATACTAAACGCCATCAGTTGTTCAGCAATCGCTTTACGATGCACTAAACCGTTAGCCTTATTAGCAGCCACCATAGACACCAGAAACGCATCCTCTGGCACGTCAAGATATTCTCGAGTAGGAACACCAAAGACTGTATCTGTAGGCTTCATAACTTTAGTGTCAATCGCGTGCGGAATATACGTTGACTTAATGCCAGCCTTTTCCAACTGTCGCTGACCATGAGGACTCATAGTGACAGCCGTAACATTCTCACGCATCAAAAACTTTAATACGTTAGGTGGCAACGTAACGTGATCGAGTGGAGTCCAGGCAATAATATCGCCATCAAACTTAAGGTCATTGTAAACCCACTGATCGTACAGAGTCAGCACTGCAGACTTCTTGCCCTCAAACTGGCTACTGAACTCGTTATGCCACACAGGAATAACATCATCACTGTACTGTCTATAACCCATAGGATAGTGAGGCACTTTGCCGTAAGGCGTTTTGATTTCAGACTTCATGCCCTGCAAACCGTAGTTAGACAAGTTAGCAGTCTTGAAACCATGCTTTACTAAACGGTCAATGAGCAACTTTACTTGCTGACCGTAGCCGGTAGGAGTGTCGTAAGAGTTTGACGCTACAGAAATAACGCCATCAAGTTTCTCAATAGCCAAAACATTTCCCTTTCAAAATAGGTTGTATTTAATCTACCACTTATGTTAGATTTCATTTATCGGTTTTATTCCCCCAAACCTACCGATACGAGAACCCCTAAGTCATTCTG